GTCTCGGATTAAGCATCGGTTCAAACGTTCAGGCTTATGACGCTGATTTAGATAATTTATCTGGTATGCAGTCAGGTGCTTCTTCTGCTTTAGCTGCAATAACCTCGACAGAATTACAAATTCTTGATGGTGCGACTGTTACTACAGCAGAATTAAACCTCTTGGATGGTGTAACTGCAACAACTACTGAGCTTAATTATGTAGATGGAGTAACCTCTGCAATTCAAACTCAACTAGATGCAAAACAAGCTCTAGATGCGGATTTAACCTCATTAGCTGGCTGTCAATCGGGAGCGGCTGCTGCATTGGCATTGCTAACTTCTACTGAAGTTGCAATATTAGATGGAGCGACTGTAACAACTGCTGAATTAAATATTTTAGATGGAGTAACTTCAACTGCTTCTGAACTTAATATTTTAGACGGAGTAACTTCTACAGCAGCAGAATTAAATATCTTAGATGGAGTAACAGCAACAGCAACAGAAATAAATTCAGCTTGTGACGGAAATACATCTGCGACTTCAACCACTCTTGCTACAGCAGATAAATTTGTGTGCAATGATGCTGCTACGATGAAACAAGTAGCTTTAAGTGACCTAGTAACGTTTATCGCTGACGGATCAACAAGTGGTTATGTCGTAGAGGGCGGCACATTTTAGACCATAGGAGGTAAAAATCAATGGCAAATGTCATTAAACTAAAAAGAGGTACAAGCACACCTACAACTAGCGATATTGTAGATGGAGAAGTTGCAATTGATAAATCAGCACAAAAATTATATGTAAATGATAGTGGTTCAATAAAAGAAATAGGAGGAGGTGCTAGTAGTGGTGTTAGTGATGGGGATATAACAACTGCTAAATTAGCCGATGATGCTGTTACTGATGCTAAGTTAGCCAACTCAATAAACTCAGCTATAGCTGCGAACACAGCTAAGACTAGCAATGCCACACACACAGGAGATGTAACTGGTTCTACGTCTTTAACTATTGCTAATGATGCTGTAACTTATGCCAAGATACAAAACGTATCAGCTACAAATAGGATTTTAGGAAGAGACTCAAGTGGTGCTGGGGTAGTTGAAGAAATAACAGCAGCTAATCTACGAACAATGATAAACGTAGAAGATGGTGCAACAGCAGATCAAAGCAATTCAGAAATAAAAACAGCCTACGAAGCTAATGACAACACAAATGCTTTTACAGATACTTTGCTTTCAAAATTAAACGGAATTGAAGCTTCAGCAACCGCAGATCAAACAGCCTCTGATATTAGGGGTCTTGGCTTTTTTGATACAAGTAATGATGGTTCTGGTTCTGGTTTAGATTCAGATTTACTAGATGGTCAAGAAGGTTCTTATTATTTAAACTACAATAATTTCTCTAATACTCCATCAATTCCTAGCAATGTAAGTGATTTGACTAATGATTCTGGTTTTATTACTTCTGCAACGAATAACTTTGTTTCTTCAGCTTCTTTCAGTGGTGGTACTTTAACTCTTTCTAGATCAGGCTTAAGTAATTTAACAATTTCGGGTATTGGCACAAGCACATTTAATGGTGCATATAGTAGTTTGTCGGGTCTGCCTACTATTCCAACTACAACAAATCAGCTTACTAATAATTCAAATTTCATAACAAGTAGCAGCAGTATCTCAGGTTCTTCTGGTTCATGTACTGGTAATGCAGCTACAGCCACAAAACTAGCAACTTCTAGAACTATTGCTGGTACAAGTTTTGATGGTTCAGCAAATATAAGTATTAGTTATAACAATCTTACAAATAAACCAACAATACCAACAGATACAAACAATTATGTTAGTGGTGCGTCTATGAGTGGCAGTACATTATCTTTAACTAGGTCAGGCTTAAGCACTTTAACAGTAGGCAATATTCTTACTACTTCAAGCGGTACAGCAATAAACTCAAGTGCATTAAGCAATTTAGTTCTTTCAACTTCTGGTAATCATTTTGGTGTTGTTGCACATATTCAAGGGGATGGAGTTATGGAAGGCGGTTTATATATTGACTTTCATACATCAGATGGTGATACAGGTGACATTACTGGTGGTCGTATTACTGGTGGTTCTTCTTTTAGTTTTTCTAATGGCTGTATAGCACCATCTTTTACACCTACATCTGATCGTAATTTAAAAAACTCTATAGTTGATTCTGATTTAGGTCTTGATTTTATAAATAAGTTAAAGCCTGTTTCTTTCAAATGGAATCAAGATGAAGAAGAACTAAAACTAGATGCAAAAACTCATCATGGTCTTATTGCTCAAGATGTTGAAGATGTTATAACTGGATTAGGAAAAACACTGGATGATATATGTATTGCTGTAAAGCCTGAAGGTAAAACTTTTGCTGGTAAAGATTTGCCAATGGCTGTTGATTATAATCAGTTAGTAGCTGTACTTATAAAGTCAGTGCAAGAATTATCCGCTAAAGTAGAAACATTAGAATCTAAAGTATCTTAATCATGGCAAGAAAAACTACAGAAGAATTAAAACAAGAGCTACAAGATTTAGGGAAAAATCATGAACAAGCCCAACAAGTTATTAAAAACTGTGAGACTAGAGCTATTGCTATAGATGCGATTTTAAAAGATAGGGCAGAGTTGGAAGCAGAAAAAAAACAGTTGGAAACATTAAGATCAAAAGTTTAGAAAAAAATTGCCGTTATTGCAATAAAATTTTCTTCACAATGGAACAAAGAAGAAAATATTGTTCTAATGCCTGTAAAAGCAAATTTCATAGAAATAAATTAATTACTTAGTTTGCGTTGTCATTTGCCTAGACATCATTCCCATTGTCAGATAAAGAGGTGCCAAGGCCAGAATTGCCATAAACGTTATAATAGTGACAGGCATTAACGCCTTTAAAAATGCTTCTTTAATCATGTTTCAAAAAATTGCTAATGTTTTAAGCATTATTTCTTTCTTAATGGTAACTTCTGTTATTGGAACAGGGTGGCTAGGTTATAAATATGTAACCTCAGAACAGTTCAAGAGCCGTTTAATGAAAGAGGTCATGGGTAATGTTTCTGGTCTTATGCCTAAAGTATTAGATCAAGGCTTGCCAAAAATGACAGGTCCATCTGTAGGTATTCCTAAAGGCTTACCAAAACTATGAAATGCCTGAGATTAAAATTCAAGAAATAAATATTCCTAAAGTACAAGTTTATGAGCCATTTATTCCAAGAATAAAAAAAGTACCAAAATTAATTGTTGATTATCCAGCTTGTATAAAAGTTCATAGAAATAATTTATTTACTGAAATAGATATTGATGAAAATGGCACAGTGATTGAGTGCGGAACACAGATGCCAAGCTATGAGCCGTTAAACTACACTCCTATGTATTTCAGCGGAACTCAATCAACTCTTACTAATAGGGCAGAACAGAAAACTGTTGAAAGACCAATACAACCAAAGATACCTAAGAAGAAAAAAGAAGATGAACTTTATATACCTTGCCCACCTTTAAACCCTCAATTTATGAAAGGTGATTACAGAAATGATAAAAGGCTGTTTAGATTTGATTTTTACGAAAGAATAGAAATAGATGGAGTTCTTGAGTGTGTCGAAAATTGGGAAGAAGTACCATTCAGAGAAACTTTTACTGGGACACCTCAAAGTCTTATTTCAACTTCTCTTATTGGTGTGGTTGCTGGTGGCTCTGCGCTTTTGGCTCCTTTGATAAAAAAGCTTATCTCTACAATATTTAAAAAATTAAAGAAAAAAATTCAAAAAAATGATGACAAAAAATAATTATTTTAATTTGTGAGTGTGCGGTATAACTTGACTCATTTTTGGCTTAACTAAAACATCTGCACATATAGAATGGTATGGACTTTCTGGGTGATAGACAATATTTTGTAACTTTAATTCTCCGCAATTTTTAAGTCGGGCGAGTTCATAGTCAAGCATCTTGTTGTTTAATATTTGATTTTGTATTTTCTCTTGAGTAGTAGCTGATTTTAAACAAGCGTCTTGATAAGCACGACCTAAAGGAATTGAAAAGGTTGCAGCAATACCAAAATTAACTCCTAAATTATCTTTATTAGCAGAGTAGTTTTCTTGATGATATAAAATCTCACCTGCATTGGTCAAATTTCCCGAATCGTCAGTTGCCATGTTGTACACTGGCGTTTCATATCTCAAGTCTTGAGGACGCTTTTGATTAAAAGTGGTAGTTACAAAGGGGCTAATTGTGAGCATTGAGTTTTGACAAACAACACCATTTCCAAACTGCGACTCTATCAAATTTCCTTGTAAAACTTGCACAGCTTGATTAGAGACTGACGAGCTAGATTGTGCAACTGGAGCCGCTGTACTAGAGGTATTTGCTAAAACTGGTTGTCCAAAAAGACTTGCTATTACTGGGAAAACACTGTAGTAGTTTCTGTGACGCTTTCGCTTGTTATTTGTCTTGATACATCTGTTATCCGACTTACCGAGGGTTGCTTGTAAACCTCTGTAAATTGAAACGCTGCTCCATTTGTTGTTAGTGAAAAGTTTGCTTTGTTGTCTAAATCTACTTGTTTCCATGTATAAGTTTCACCGTTCAAAGTGGTTTGTAAGTCAGTGTATGTTGGACTGATAGGTTTATCAGCACTGACCCCAGTTCCTGTAACGCTGTAAGTCGATCCTGAAAACTCAACGGTTTTGATTTGTTCGTTAATATTTGTAGTTGTTCTCGTGGTGCTGAAACTCGAGCCTTGGCTAAAATTAGGCACAACGGGGATTGCATACAGTGGGTTAGATACAAATAAAACAAGTAATCCAAACCATTTCATTAATCTAATACACTTAATTCCGTAACAAATTGCGCAATACCTGTAGTGCCAGCCCCTCCAGCTTGTACTGTGGTCAATCCCGAACTTGATACAGTACCCTGTAAATTACCAGCAACGCCCCCGCTGTAACTCGTTGTTTTGCTAAAAACAGGTAAGTCCGCTAGGGTTCCCGAAGCGACATCTACACCAGAACCAACAGCATAAGCGGCGTCTCCACCGATAAACGACTCTTGGAAACTGAAGGCTGACCCTGCGGTGTTTACGTCATAAGTACCAGCGTCTAATGTAGCGGCTGCTATGGCACTTGCTGGAGCTACTAACTTCCCAAAATGATCGTCAGTAGATGCAACTTTAATATTTGAACCTGAAACGCTATATGTACTAGCACCACGTTCAGCAATAGTATATGCTCCATCAACTGTAAGCTGTGTTGAGCTAGTCATTTTGTGAATAAGGTCTGCGTGGGCCGCTGGCATTAGTAATGCTGCAAGTAATAAAAACTTTTTCATTTTTTGTCCTGTCTAGGATCTACTATTAATTTTATAGGTGTATCTATTCTAACTAACTGTGTCGTGCCTAACACTTCTTGTAATTCAGCTTTAACACTTTTTCCGTTCTTACCACCATTTTCTTTACCCTTTTGCGTAATAGAAGCTCCAAAGCTAGAAGCTAATCCTACAAAAACCGAAGCTATGAAGGTCGGGTCAATTTTTTGTTGTGGTATTCCCAATTTTGACAAATCTAAGTACGATAATGACAACATCGCTGTCGCCCAAAAAAGTAAAATAAGCCGAACTGCTAGTGATACAAATTCAAATTGCTCTTCACGATCTGGCACTGCTTCTTGTAATTTTGACCAGACTCCTTTTTTAGTTTCTTTTAGTGGTTCTGCCATAAGTACTTTTATTGGTCATACTAATGATAATTATAATTTTAACTTAAAGCAATGACAGAGGTACAAGCAGCGTTAATAGGAGCAGCAGCTACAGCTTTTGTTATGGTTTTGTCTAACATGAGCAACCGAAGAGAAAAAACAATAATAGATATATACAACCGACTTAATAAGCTATCACAGGCGGTTAGTAGGATAGAAGGCAAACTTCAATAATCAGTGCTATGTTTGGAAAAACAAACAATTCAATGATTAGAGTTATCAAGCCAATACTAAAATTTTGCGTCAAGAGTAACGCCGTGAAATCTTTAGTAATTTCATTGTTAGAAGATTATGCCGCTTCTACCGATACGGATATTGACAATGAGCTTGTAAAACTGGTTAAAGAAAAATTATGGCCTGTCACATAACTTTAAGTTATGTTAAGTATAAGGGGTACTGGTCGCCCCTTATCTGCAAAAGGTAGGCTAACGAAACAATCCCCAAAGTTAGCCTATC